AGAATGTCTGGCTTGTAGCTTTATCGTCAGCTACCATTGGGCGACCTCTCCAAGTTAGAGAAATAAATCCACCTGCACCAGAAACTTGAGCACCCTTGATTGGAGCCATAGTTCCCATAGGAGTTTTACCATCTACTCGGTCGTAACCCTGTACTGCAGTAGATTCGTATCTAGCAGAAAGCATAGGTTGCATTAGCCCTTCAATGTAAGTCCAGATAGCTTTAGTTGTAAGACCAAGTGTAGGACTTTCTGTTGTTGAGGAAGCTGCACTAACATTGTCAAACTCTGAAGACAAGTAAGAAAGTGTAATTGTTCCGTTAGTTACTGATGTTACATCAGCGTCTAGGAATGGGTAAGTAGTTCGGCTAAGACCACCGTATGTTGGTGCGTTAGTTCCGTTGTCAACTATGTTACCTAGTCCGTCAAAGGCTTTACCAAGTCCAAAACCGTAAAGTTCTGTACCGATAGCGTCTGCCATTGAGATTTTTGCTTCGTCCATTTTAGCTGTTAGAAGCTTAATAACTTGTGATTCGGTGTTACCGTTCACTGCTGCTTCTATGCCTGGAATGACTATGCTTTGATATTGACCAGTGATGTAGAATGTCATCTGTCTGGTGTTATTTGTTGCAGCCGTACTAAATGTGTCCATTCCGTTGAATGCACCACCAGTGTTGCTGAACGCAGTTTGGATAGGTACATTGTATGATATACCTTCCCAGTCAATCGTATTACTCAAAACCTTGCTTGTGAAGACATTTGAGTTAGACACATTGTCTACCAAAGTAGGCAAAATGTACTGATAGGTGATATCAGTAATACGGTCTGTAAATATCTGTCCTGCCATTATAGCTCCTTTTAATTGTTATTAAAAAAATAACAAGCCTTTCGGCTTGCTACCTTTTCTGTACGAAGTATAATATCTTTACTTTTTACTGTCAACTTTTTTTACTAGCGTTACTTTTTGGTGTAAGTTTGTTACTTTATGTTTAAGTACTGCTTTTTCTATAAGCCTACTAGCACTTTCATAATTGTCTGGTAATGTTGAGCCGTGTATTTCTTTTACAATCTTTTGTGCTTCGTCAGCGGTTAATAGTCCTGTATGTTCTAATAACGCTACTATAATTGATACGAAATTATTCATCTATATTCTCCCTTGTTTATATAACCTATAAATATCTTGCATGCTTGAACCTCGTGGCATAACTTTGCGTACTTGGTCTGGGGCTGCACCTTGTTGAGCTGAAACTGCCTTGGCAACTTCTTCTCGTTCTTTTTTTACTTCATTTTTAACAGCTGGTTTCTCAGATGTAGCGTTACGAACTCGCTGATAGAAGTATTTGTCTGCAGCGTCTAGGAAGCTAATTCTAAATGTTCTACCCTCTCGGGTGTACTTCTCGTTAGTCTTTTTATATATCTCATATATTTCGTTAGAAGTCTTTACTGCTGGGTCGTCGTTAAAGCGTGGGTCGTCTTCCTTATATTTAAACTTAGGTAAAGTACCGTTTTTTTGTAGCCGTTCTATGTCGCTAGATATGTCTAAAGCTTCCTGTCGTTGATATTCGGCTAATTGATTCTGTTGTTCTTTTTGTTGGTAATCAGATAGTAATTGACGAGCGTTAAGTTCTTGAGCTGATAGACTTTGCGTAAACTCTAATTCATCTCTTTTACTTCGAAACTCAAATGTTTCTGGTAATTCTTCTGCTCTTTTAACTTCAAAGATTTTATCTACGCCTGACTTGGTGTGTCCGTAGGCTTTAATTGTTGGGAGGTTGTCAAAGATGTATTGTTGCCAGCTTGGAAGTTTAACTGGTTCTGGTGCAGGCTCATAATCCTCTTCATCAACTGGTTCTTCAACCTTATTTTCTTCTGTTTCTGCAACCTCTTCAACTTCTTTTGATGGTTCTTCTTTAAGGTCTTCGCTCTGCTTAACATCTTCTTCCTCCTTAGGCATTGCTTCTAGTATCTTATTAACTTGTTGAGATAGTGGTCTATTACTATCTAATACTGGCTTAGCTTCCTGTTTTTCAACGGGAGCTTCGTTAACAACTTCTGTTACTTGTTCTTCTGCCATGTGTCCTCCTTTTATTTAATTGTACTAAAATGGTCTAATTTGTCCAATGTTTGGCTGTGGTTGAGGTGGTCCCGCTGGGTTTAGGTTTGGAGCGGGAGCTTGCGGTTGTGCTGTTTGTAAAATGCTTTGTATTGGTGAACCTTGTGGCATTGGTTGAGGCATACCTTGTGGCGGGGCAACTGGTGCTTGTGGCATACCCTGTTGTGGAGGCATTGCAGGATTACCCATAGGCGGTTGCCCCATAGGCATTATAGCAGGTGCAGGATTCATATTCTGTTGGTAAGGTATCATTGTTTCTTGTACCTCTTGTGGTAACGGTTGTTCTTCGCCTTGTTCTACCATGCTTACATTTTCTAAAGCGGTTCTTACGGCAAGGCTATCTCGCTCTGCTTTAATAAACTCAATAATGTTATCTTGTATCTTCTTCTTTGCTTTAAAGAACTCGTCGCTAATCATTAGCTTACGCATTTGTTCAATGTACTGCGGAGTTGGGTTGTTACGAAATACTGGCTTTTTACCTGCCATTAACTCTGTAAAGTCTACGATAGCTTCACGACTAGCCATGTTATCAGCAATATCCATAGCAAGTGCTTCTGGGTCTTTCTTGAACTTCATAAAGTTATCGTAAAGCTTCTGTGGTTTTTCCATGTGCATTAGCTTGTAGTAGTCGTATGGACTGATTAAACCTAGTTGTGCAGCGTTCTGAGCTACGGCTTCTTGGCGTTGCTTATCAAATGGTAAAGTTGTACCCTCAGCAACATTAACAGTAATACCTTTTTCAATCTTATCTCGGTGCATTTCAATAAAGTCAAAATTACCGTCCCCACCGTTAACAGTTGCATAATGCTTTTCGTCATACCATACACACATCATCTGTGTTAAAAAGCGGTAATAGCGTTCCATAGAGCTTTCTATAGCTCGTACTATCTTGTCTTGTCTACCACTAGCTTGGTTCTTAATCATCATAGCTTGAGTAGCAGTCTTAGCTAGGTCTTCGTTATCACCTCTAAATTGGCTAGGTGTACCTAAAATGTTATGAATTGTTTGGCGGTTATCTGCAACCATAGCGATTGCTTGTTGGCTGACAATCTGCGGTGGTAGCTGTGCAACTACATCTCTAACGCTTTGACCTTGCTTAGTCTTAACTAAAAGAAGTTGATTAGGGTCGCCAGTAAAGTTCTGTACATCTTCGCTACGCATAGCGTGTGCGTCTATAACCTTAAATCCGTTAGCAGTAGCTATGTTGTCTACATTTTGTCTACCTATCTTATTCAATACATCTTGTTGTGATACGGCTTGTTCTAATGCAGAAGTTTTATCTAACCAGTTACTACCGTCATTCATTATATTAAACGAAATAAATGGCTTTATAGGGTTGTCTAAGAAGTTTTCGCCCTGATTATCGTATAACCAGTTAGGATTCTTAAACTTAGCTAATACTAGGTCGTTTGTGTACCATGCAACAGCTTCTTGAGGTTTGTGGTCTTTGTCGTAATAAGTAAACCAAACTTCACGGTAAACTATTTCAGCAGTAGTGTTCTTTGGTCCTTTGCGTTCTATAGCGAAGCTTCTTAGTATTTCCTTTTCTTTATCAGGAAACTTAGCTATTAAACCCTCAATGGTATCTTTTAACACATGGCAAATAAAACGAGGGTTCTCGCCCATCTTAGCGTTCTTATCAACAATAATATGATTAGGGTCAACAACCTCGGGTATAATCTCGCCTATTTCACCGTAGAGCGGGTCCCACCTTAATTTAAGGAAGCCAACATATTTACTTAAAGTATTGAGTACCGCACTTTCCATTTTACGGTTAAGTTCAAACTTCTTACTGTGTTGGAATAAATAGCTCTCTAAGTCCTTAGCAGCCACTTTGGCTTCGTCTGTATCGTGAGCTGGGTAAACTTCCGCCTGCGGTGCTCTAGCCGTTACATAGCTTAATATAGCGTCAATGCCTACAAATATCTCGTTGTCTATATATGGTGTTTGGTGTCGGTATAGCTTGTGTTCTTGTAGGTGCTTACCCTCTAACATCTGTGCGTTCTTTAAACGCTTGTTCTTTAGGTTGTATTGATTAGCGTCATCATAATAGTCCATTGACCTGTTGATTGCTTCACCTAAGCTTTTAATGATAAACTTATCATCTACATCATCTAATCTAAAAGCAGGTATAACTTCTATTACGCCGTCTTTGTTAGCTAGTGTATCTAAATTGTAATCTGATAGGGGTTGTGTAAAGAGTTGTGGGTTCATTGTTGTCCTTATGAGTTAATAAACGGCTCTATAAGTCCTTTTTTGTATGATATCACACTATGTTCTTAACTACAATTAACACCTTAGAGTTAAGCTATTGCAAGTAAAAGTTATAATTTCGCTTGCACCCGTGGCAATAGAACTCTATCCAACCCATGTGGTCGGGTATTTCCCTAGCTGGGTAGCCCTCGCCCATAAAGATTACAGCTATATCTCGGTTAATGCTAAATATGTAGCTTCGGCACCTAATACAGTAATACGGTAGCTTAGTGTCTAGGTTTTCTTTGTTAATAATTATGTTTACAGGTATTCTTCTAAACTCCATTTTGCCTTGTATTAACATTACATGCTTCTCCAATCCCTATTGTCTTTATTACTTAGTATTTGCCCTATATCTATTAAAGGTTCGTTGCTCATATCGTTGTGGCTGGTAAAGCCTTGTTGTTGCTTAATTATAGGCTGACCAACTGAGGTTATCAATATACCGTCTATATTATCTACAATCTTATACAGACCGTATGTTAAAGAATCGTAGGCGTGGTCTTCGCTCTTGTCGTCTAATTCCTCTGGGTGGCTATCGGAATAAGGCAAGCTCGGTAAGGTTCTAATAAGATTACGGCAACCCTTTAACACTTGTAAGTAAGGCGTTCCGTCTATGGCTTCGGCTAATACTTCGTGTAATAAAGCTTGACGGTTTATTTTACTGCGGTGACTCTTGGCTTCTCCGTTTACTAATTCAACATCTATTCCTAATTCGTCAAACACTTCCGCAAACTGGTCAACTATAGGTTTGTTACCGCCTAAGTTGGAGTAAGTATCGTGAGGCATAATCAACATCTCTATTGGCTCGTCTTTAAAATAATTAGCTAAATCAGTTGCTACTTCTCTTGGTCTAGTTTCCCTAACATATAATTCACGGTAAACATAATACCGCTTAACGCCAAACTCGTTCTCGGGGCTTACTGCTATCCAATGCACAGAACAAGGGTCATTGTATCCCCAGTCCAACGCACAGTATTTTTCCCAAGTGTTAAACTCTTGTAAAGGTACGGGTAAACTGTCTATAACATGCTTAGCTGTTCGCCACTCTTTAAACACCTGCCCAACAAATATGTTCCAATCACCGAATCGCCAAGCTTTATATAATGCTTCGTCAGAATACTTTAATGATTCTATACGCTTAACATAGTTAGGGTCAGCGTCTTTTAATACGGGGTTGTCATCAATAGTAGCGGGTATATAAACTCTTCTTAAATCATCTTCGCCTATAAACGGCTTGTTAGGGTCGCTCGGGTCTATAAATCGTTCTTTTACCCATAAATGCCCAACACCACCGGGATTAGCCGTGCTAAAGACTTGTGCAGGCAACTCGGGGTGTGTGGTACGGCAACTAGATATTAAACGCAAATACCGCTCAACTGTAGGTATCTGTGTTAACTCTTCTATAAGCATTTTTTGGTATTCATGCCCTTGATACTTAGTATAGGTACTGTCGTCTTTTAAATGCCCTAGACGGATTTTAGCACCGCTAGGAAAGCGTATTAAGCTATTATTGGTAATTACCCCACCTAACGAGCTATACATGGTTCTAGCACGGTCTAACCAGTCGCTAAGGTCATTGCTGTTTCTACGAATAACCAATGCTGCGTAGTTCGAGTTATTAACATATTGAGGTTCAACTAACCACATAAGCCCAGCAAATGTTTTACCACCACCTCTAGCACCGCCGTATAGTATTTCAAATATAGAGTAAGGCTGTCTTAATGCAAACTCTTGTTTACCGTTATTCGGTTTCAGTTTCATAGTCATCAGGAAGCTTCTCGGGCATATACATAACGATATTTTGCCCATTAGTTGTAACATCTATATCTTGTACGGGTCTACCCTCTAAGCGTTCCATTAAAACTTGATATGCTCTTGTATCGCCTTTACGGGCTTTAGCTATTTGTGCTAGGTCTAGTTGCTCGGCAACAGTAAACTCTTCTAACTCTTTAGTAACAGGGTTCTCTAACTCTTGAGTAAGTTTAAGTATTCTTGTTAAGCGTGTTTTAGAATTAGGAATACCAACG